TGTTTTACCTGAATGGTATGTTGGTCCGAATATATCCTTTTATTATGATGGCGAAGCCCTAAAGACACTGTACGGAGTCTCAGTTGGATGGTACCTGTTTAGATGAAAGATAAAGAAAAAAAAGGATTCATATGGAAAGAAACTGCAAACGGTGGTTACTGGATGAAAGTTTCAGGAGAGAAGCATCCTCATAGATTACCTTTCTTTTGTCCGTATGAAGATTGTGTAAAAAAAATTACCGGAACCATTGATGACGTATATTTATTAAAGTACGGTATCTGCAAAAATTGTTATACTCTCTTTGTCGAAGATAGAGAGAATCCGTTAATTGATGTCAAAGAATACGAAAAAAGGCTTAGAGAAAGAAAATACTAAGATTCGCACCGGTCGAATTTATAGAGTCATTAGTCCTAGCGGAAAATCATATATCGGTAAGACTATAAATTCACTAGACTACAGAAAAAGTCAGCACCACAGATCTACTGCAGGAAAAAACTCCGAGCTGTATGATACTAAGTTTGCTAGAGCTATTAGAAAATATGGGGAATTGTTGGAGTGGAGTATACTAGAAGACGACATTCTTCAAGAAAACATTACTGAAAGAGAAATGTTTTACATACAAAAGTTCGACTCCGTATTGAATGGATACAACATTTCTGCAGGTGGCAATGGAGGAGACAATATAACGAATCTTTCTCCATCTAAGAAGGAAGCGTTTATTAAAAAAATGTCTGAAATCATCAAAGAAAGATGGAAGAACGCAACTGAAGAGCAAAGATCTCGACAAATGACTAATTTTCAAAAAGCGGGTACTGCTGCTTCAACTGGTCGGGTACCATCAGCAGAGACCCGCCGAAAAAGATCTATATCTGGTAAGTTAGCATGGAAACACCAAGAAAGAGAAAGAGAGATAAGGCGGGAAAAATTCACTAAAAAGAATCCTTGGTCGCTCGAAGGAACAATGGAACGACACTCTTGTTCCAAAGAAGAAGCTAAAATATTAATATCAGAAAAAAACAAGCGAGCTTGGAAAACTAGACTCGCTAAACACAAACCTGCTAAGTCCTAAGCCCGTTCTGGGCCAAAAATAAAAGAATTTCCTACAAAAAAAACCTATATATAGATAAGAGTGCTTTTATGCACATCTATATTTTTTTTGGGGAATTATTAAATGGCTAGACTGCCCGAACCCGGCGAAAACAACTACCAGCAAAAAAAGGCTATATATGACATTCTTAGACAGGTGTTTGAGGACTTTAAATACGACAAAGTCCACGGCGGCCACACCTGGAATACTCCTGTTGAGCAAATTCAGGGCATTACCATGCGAATGCTGGGCGAGTCCCAAGTGGAACTCACTTATCATCACTACGAAGTCACCACAATTGAAGGAATTAATCGTGCGGACGATAACGGGAAAGAGTTCCTTGATGCAGTTGTGAAACAACTTAAGTCTCGTTTTAAGCGTGAAACCGGCACCGCCCTAACTTTAAAGCCAGTAAAATCCGACAGAAACCTGGAAAAGGTTTCTCGCCTTTCTGCAGAGTCGTCTTGGATGCTTGGTTCCAATCGCTACGGCCATGGAGCACGTCCGGTGGGTCGTTACTTGATTCGAGATGTCTGCCTGTATGATCTGCATGCCGATCTATAGTGCTTTACGATGGCTCAGAAAGTAAACAAAAAAGAAATAATTAAAGAAATTCTGAAGTGCGGTAAAGATCCTCTCTACTTTATCGACAACTACGCCAAAATTCAGCATCCAACTAAGGGTCTTGTGCCTTTCCGTACTTACGACTACCAGAAAGATATTATTCAAGCATATAATACGCATCGAAGAAATATCATATTAAAAGCCCGTCAGCTGGGTATGACCACTATCACTGCCGCCTATATTGCGTGGTTTATGTTGCTCCATCGCGATAAAAACATTTTAATTATTGCGACAAAATTAGATACAGCCAAGAACATGATACGCGTAATTAAGATCATCCTTAAATACCTACCACCTTGGCTGCGTGCCGTGGGCGGTAAATCTTTAAGCAACAATGTTACGTCCGTTGAGCTGACAAATGGTTCACGAGTCAAGGCATTGACCACTAGCATGGATGCTGGTCGATCAGAAGCTGTTTCTTTTTTGGCAGTTGACGAGGCGGCACATATTGAGAAATTCGAGGAGTTGTGGACAGGTTTGTCTCCAGTTATTTCTGCTGGAGGTAGAGTAGTTCTCATGAGTTCGCCGCTTGGGACAGGCAACTACTTTCATCGGTGCTATGAGATGGCGAGAAATAATAGTGAAAACGGATTTAACTGCACATTTGGGACCTATACTAATCCTCATAACCCGAAAGAAGTGTGTAATGATCGTTTCATGTGGTGGGTCCGCCCCGACTATGATGAAGATTGGTATTTTCGTGAAACACGAGACAAAAGCCCCCGTCAGGTTTCGCAGGAATATTTGTGCTCCTTCGTTGCATCTGGTGATACATTCATTTATCACGAAGACATATCTAAAGTTGAGAGAGAGTGTTCCACACCTGCAGAAACCTTCTTTAAAGATAGAAATGTATGGATCTGGGAAAGACCTGAACCTAACGGTACGTACTTAATATCTGCCGATACTTCTCGTGGAGACGCCCACGATTATTCTGCCTTTCATGTTCTGCGTTTAGATGTCCACCCTCTTGAGCAAGTCGCTGAGTATAAAGGAAAAATAAAACCTAATGAACTCGGCTTGTTGATGATGGATGTTTCAAAGATCTATAACAATGCAACAATCGCCCCAGAGAATAATAGTGGTTGGTCCAGTCAAGCCATCTTAAAGATACAAGAGGCTAACTATCCTCACCTGTACTATTCAAGAAAAAGGCCGGGCAAAACAAGAGATCATGTTGCAGCAGATCCGTACTATGCACAAAACAGAAACGATCACTTACCCGGTTATTCAGTTACATCAGCAAACAGAATTCCAATGCTCAACAAACTAGAGCAATACACTCGGCTTGGAGAAATAAAAATAAACTCATTAAGATTAGTGGATGAATACAAAACATTCATTGTGACAGACACCGGCAGACCAGAAGCTCAAAGAGGCTATCATGATGATTTAATTATGGCGTTGGCCGGCGGATTATGGGTAAGAGAAGAAGCATTCCTTTATACCTATAGAACAGACGAGTACGCAAAAGCAATGCTAGATGGAATGTCAACATCAAAAACCCAAGCTCGCCAATTCCGCGACTTTAATTTCAATGAGAGCAGTTATCATCCAGGTAGGGTCAAAGAGCACATAAGAGAACAAAACAAGATCATAACAGCAAATGGCGAAGAAGAATCATTGGATTGGCTATTAACTAGTGGGTAAACCTGTAGTATAATAACATAAAGGAGAAATAATGCCTAGTATAATCAAACCGCCATTCGACGTCAAGAAGTATTATGATGACCTTGCGAGGCTGTTTAAGTCAGGACCACAACCCGGTCGTCAACGAATTGCCCACCACATTGCCGCCCCGGGCACTCCAGGTGTCCCAGTAGGAACAGCAAAGGCGTTTTTGCGACATGTCAGCAACTCTTATGCGAGCACGCTGGCGTCATATGGACAATATAACAGATTAGCCCGTTATTCAGATTATAATGAGATGGAGTGCCTACATCCTACCACATTAGTATACACTGTCGAACATGGGCTGATACCGATCAAGGATTTGTCCGAAAAATACACCAACCCTAAAGATGTCTTCCATGTCTATTCGTATGATCATGATCAAAAGAAGATAGTCATCGACGAAGCATTTCATCCACGAGCTACAAGGCTCGACTTGACTTATAAAGTTACATTCGATGACGGTGGATTTGTTATCGCAAACTCTACTCACCCATTTATGTTGCGTGATGGTTCATATAGTCAAGTCAAAGATCTCAAGTGTAAAGATGCTCTGATGCCTTTTTGCGGAGACGAAAACTCGTTTAACCATCTAGACGAAAGTCGAAATGTTTCTCTAGTTGAACCATTTGGCGATAGTTGGGGTTGGGTTTATGACTTAAGCACCAAACATCATCATAACTTCGCCGTTTGTGGCGAAGAGTCGTGGAACAAAAAAGAAAACATTAAGACTTTAAGGGGTGCAGTGTTCGTTCACAACAGCATGGCCGAGATAAACTCAGCCCTAGACATTTATTCGGATGAAACATGCTCGACTAACGAGGACGGCGAAGTTGTCACGATCACATCTGCAGATAGACGTATCACTGAATCTCTTTATGGATTATTCTACGAAACTTTAAACATTGAATTTGAAGCCTGGAATTGGATCAGAAACCTTCCGGTGAGCCACGATACACCGATCCCTCTTTTGTCTGGAGAAACTATACCGATATCTGAAGTATCGAAGAAAGTTAAGTTGGGAGAAGATGTTTGGGTATACTCTGTACAAGATAAAACGAATGCTCTAGTTCCGGGTAAGGTGACCTGGTGCGATAAGAATTACACCTCTGACAAATTAGTTTATGTCGAGTTGGATAATGGTTCTTTAATAAAGACAGCTCCAGAACACCCTTTCTTGCTCAGAGATGGTTCGTTGAAGAGAGCGGACGAACTAGTAGAAAATGATTCTTTGATGCCTTTCTATAGGAGAGAGAGTAGCAAAAAACACTCAATGAAGGGGTACGAGATGGTGTACGATCCATCCGCCGGCCGAAAGTACAAATATACTCATAGAGTTGTTTCGGATAATATAACGGGATACAGGAGAGATTCCAGAAATAGTGATTTAGTTATTCATCATAAAAATTTCAACAAAAAAGATAATCATCCAAGTAACTTACAAGTTATGAACAATGAAGATCATCTAGCTTTACATAAGGATCATTGTTTGGCTGTCTTGCATTCACCAGAAGTTACGAAAAAAAGACTAGAATCTTTACAGGTATATTTGAGATCGGATAAGCGAAGAAAGAGGTTGTCCGAAGAGATGTCGGGCCATTATCCAGCTTACTTTCAGAGGTATAATAATTCTGATTTACGAAAAGTTCACGATAAAACAATCAGAAGTGTAAGTTGTACCAAACAATGGAAAAACGGAGACTTAAAAGAAAAAGTAAAACTTGCTAATACTTTGCAATTTGATCAAAAGTGTTTTGATTTTATCGTAGAAAAGACCGAAAAAAATAGGTCATTTTTATCAGCAAGCAAACTTGTAAAGTTACTCTTAAAAGATGAAGCTTTTATGCGTCACTTTAAAAAGATTAACTCTAGTTTTTACGGAAAGGCCCGTCTTCCAGAAAAAACCTTTGCACGTTATAGCATTATTAATGTTTTGGTTCAGAAGGTTACCAATAAAAATTATTATGATTCCATAAAACAAGCTCTGCCTTGGGTGGTTAAAGATCCTGTATATCAAAAATATTGTCCTAAAAATCACAAAGTAAGATCTGTAAAGGTCGTAGAAGAAACGGCAGACGTATATTGTATGACTGTTGTAAGCCCAACAGGCAAGCGAGATCGACACAATTTTGCAGTTTGTGGTTTAGGTGCCGACGGTGAAGTTGTCGACAGCGGTGTTTTTGTTGCAAATTGTAAATATGGGGATCAATTCTTATTAATTGATCATCACCCAGACTTCGGCGTGATTAACGCCCTCCCGCTACCAATCAATGAAATTGAACGTGAAGAGGGTTATGACGAAGAAAATCCAATGGCTTACAGGTATAGATGGATCACTCAAGGCAATAAGATTCTTGAGAACTGGCAAGTAGTACATTTTCGTCTCCGTGGTAATGATAATTTTATTCCGTATGGATCGTCGATTCTCGAAGGTGCCCGCCGTGTTTGGCGGCAACTTATCTTGATGGAAGATGCAGTTATGGTTTATCGCATTGTTAGATCGCCAGAACGGCGTGTCTTTTATATTGACGTAGGTAATATCGCTCCAGGTGACGTATCCGCATTTATGCAAAAAGCACAAACGCAATTAAAACGGAATCAAATCGTTGACAGTTCCACTGGACGCGTAGACTTAAGATACAATCCGATGTGTAACTCATTGAAAACACTGTTGTTTTTGCAGGACGGTAGAACATTGAGTTTGAAAGATCTCATTGCGGAATGGGAATCCGGGAAACAAGATCAGTGGGTCTATTCTATCGATAGAGAGAGTAACAAATTAGTTCCTGGAAAGGTTTCGTGGGCAGGCGTGACAAGAAGAGACGCCCAACTTGTAAGGGTGCATTTAGATAATAAAACGTTTTTGGATGTCACACCGGATCATAAAATGATGCTTAGAGATAAGAGCTATATTGAGGCCAAGGATTTGAAGCCCGGCACTGCTTTGATGCCTCTGTACAAGAAGTGGACGTCAAAAGATGATGGACATAAAATTGTGGGATATGAAAAAATCTATGATCCATTTCTGCAATCGTATGTTTTGACGCATAGAAACAATGTTATAGTGACCAAGGGTTTTGATGAAATTAAAGGAAAAGTTGTTCATCATGCAGACTTCAACAAATTGAACAATAATCCAGATAATTTGGAGGCAATGACGTGGAAGGAACACTGCGTTCTCCATGGTGCGTCAATTTTAAAATATAATAAGTCTGAAATTGGAAGAGAGAATTCTAGAAAGAACTTAAAGAGAATGTGGGAAACTGAAAAAATAAAGCCAGACACATTTGTTAAGTTATGGAAAAACGATGAAGTAAGGAAGAAAAGAGTAGATAGACTTAGTCTAAAGATTGATGAAAATTTTATAGAGCACTGTTTCAGAATTCTTGATCTATATGGTACTGGACTGTCCACTACAGAGTCATATTTTAGAGGCAAACTAAATAAAGACGAAGAGTTTGTGCAGTACCTTCAGAAGCTAAATACCTCCTTTAAGAACGGGTTTTCTGACAAATTAACTAGGGGTCAGTTACAGAAGATCTTAAAATCAGTGGGATTTCGTAATGCATTTACAGATCTTAAGAGGACTTGGTTATTTAAAAGGACAAATATTGATGAAATTATAAAATTTTGCGAAAATAACGAAAGAAACGTAACTAGAAAAGATGTTTTAAGAAAGTTTGCATTAAGCAGACGAGATCTAGAAGAGGTTGTTACTGTCTCTGGGCATCAATATCTAGACTTCTCTAATACATATTTTCTCGCCTCCGCAAGATACAAGAAGAAAGAGTATAAGAACCATAAAGTCGTTAAATTAGAATGGTTGAGCGTTAGAGAAGATACTGGGTGTATTACTGTAAACAAATATCACAACTTTGCTATAGCTGGTCATGAAGATTGTTATAAAGGTTCCTTAAAGGGAGATAACTACACTACCGGAATCTTTGTGAAAAACTCAACGGATGAGGATTACTTCATCCCGATTCGCGGTGAGCACTCATCTCGCATCGACACATTGCCCGGCGGTCAATTCACTGGCGACATCGACGACTTGAAGTATATTCAAAACAAGTTGTTTGCTGCCTTAAAAATTCCAAAATCCTACTTAGGCTACGAAGAGGATATTTCTGGTAAAAGTACCTTATCGCAAGAGGATGTGCGTTTTTCTAGCACTATCCGTCGTATTCAAAAGGTATTCATTCAAGAATTAAAGAAAATTGCAGTAATTCATCTATGGTCAATGGGTTTCCGCATGGAAGAACTGACCAATTTCGATATTACTATGGCCAATCCTTCCTCTATTGCCGAATTGCAAAAGCTTGAACTTCTTAGGGCCAAGTTTGAAGTATCGTCCATGGTTGGCGACAACATGCTTGATCGGCACTCGGTTTATCGTAAAATTTGGAAACTGGAAGATGAAGAGATTTCTCGCATCGAACAAGGCAAGAGAAAAGATAAGATGTTCGATCTTGAAATTGAAAATATGCAATTAAACCCTCCAGTGCCAGAAGGGGGGCTCCCTCCCGCAGATCCCAACGCCCCCGGCCTTCCGCCTCCACCTGCCACTACAGGCGAAGGTAGAGATCCAAATAAGCAAGTTGGAGCACCCAATGAGCTTACAAAGGTTGTGAAACCAAAAGAAGAGCCGCTCTTTCCAGATTTGCACGCCCATGTGTACAATACGAAGAAAACAGCTATGGATCCCAAAAGAGGTCATAGTGAATGGACCCGTACAGCAAAAGCTCCTTTTGGAGAAGATGTAGATCCGGAAGAATTTGAGGAAAAACACTTTAAACAGAATGCTGCGAAGCTTAAAAAGTTGGCCGAAGATCTAGAAAATAGCGATGTACTTAGAATTGCAAGAGATAAAAAGACAAAAAAAGTATTGTCTGATTAATTTTCAGTAATTATAAATAAGTAAATCTCAGGAGTGATCTTGAAATGAAGCAAGGGGTATTAAACTAAATAATGTCTAAAATCAGTCACAATAAGAAACGGAATCCTGCATTGGTTTATGAATTTTTGGTGAGGTATGTATCGCGTTGTCTCATTGAGAACAAAAAGACAGAAGCGGCCAAAGCTCTCGCTATTACCAAGAAGTATTTCGGCAATGGAACCCCTCTATTCAACGAACTACGTCTCTTTAATGAAGTA